TCGGTTCGAACACGAGGGGTTATCGTTTTTGGCGATAACCCTGGCGGACTTTGGAAAAGCCATCCAAAAATGGCTTGACCAAGGTTTCGTCGTCCCTTCGGACTGTCCTTCTTTTAAGAAGGATCGTCTTACTGGTCTCCCCGTATTTCTACGAGGTTTCCTTGGACGTGTGTTCGATCCATGTAGTGGTGCGCTTCTGGACAATCCGGACATCGAAGCAATCTATGCTTTGCGTCAACTTACGTTGATGTTCAGCAAGATTTCTCTCCCCGAAAACCTTCAAGGGAATTCGGGCGCGGTGGTAACACCGCGGCGTGAGAGAAAAGCGATGTCTGACTTTGTTCAGTGTGAGCAGGAGGTCAAGAGATCCGATTCTCTTTTGGATCCTGATTATCTTCAGGATTTCAAGAGGGTCTCGGCCATGCTGTTTGGAGATGTTTTCGCCAAAGTAGATAGAGATATCTACTGGGGGAGACTTACTCCTAAGCATGGACCAGGCGCTGTCGCAGACAGACTTAGCTCTAATGCTAAGTACTGCCTGCGGACCTGGCCTCTTCGACTTCAGCGAGTAATGCCCGCTGAAGAATTTCTTATTCCTAATTCATCTTACAAAGATGAATTGGATAAGAACCTCCTCGAACCCGGCGCAGAGATTCCTGTTAGGGTTATCGCTGTGCCTAAGACGCTCAAAGCGCCTAGAGTCATTGCTATCGAGCCTACTGCGATGCAATATGCGCAGCAGGCATTAAAAGATAGCTTGCTCTCCGCTCTGAAAGAGGATGGTTTCCTCTCCAGAGTGGTCGGATTTGACGACCAAGACCCTAATAGGGAAATGGCTCGCCTCGGCTCCTACAGTGGAGCCCTCGCCACACTCGATTTGAGTGAGGCATCCGATCGCGTTTCGAATCAGCATGTACGAGCGATGATCGAAGACTATCCTCTTTTGCTTGAGGCAGTCGACGGTTGTCGATCTCGGAAGGCTGACGTACCTGGCCATGGCGTTCAACGCCTTGCCAAGTTCGCGTCTATGGGTTCAGCTCTCTGCTTCCCCATGGAAGCCATGGTCTTTACGACCTTGATCTTCCTTGGGATCGAGCGTGAGCTAAGTGCCCCGCTTTCTCCACGAACGATTAAATCGTTTAGGGAGCAGGTGCGCGTCTTCGGTGACGATTTGATCGTCCCCGCAGACTATGTGCTGTCCGTTGTTGATGAACTACATACTTTTGGGTATGTGGTTAACATCAGCA